CTTCAACACCACGACCAACGCCATGCAGGTGCGCAGCTCAAGCGGCTGGACCAACGCTGGCTCTTCTGTCAACGGCACATCACGTCGTTTCCGCTACGTGGCCACTGCTGGTCAGACCACCTTTACTGGTGCTGACGCAAACAGCAACACGCTGGCGTATGACGCTGGCTTCATTGACGTGTTTGTAAACGGTTCTCGCCTCGACGAGACTGAATTCACCGCGTCGTCGGGCACATCCATCGTGCTGGGCACTGCTGCCGTCCTCAGCGATGAAGTAAACATCGTCGCCTACGGCACATTCCAAGTGGCCAACTTGAATGGTGCTGATATTCAAGATGGCACTGTGACGGTGAATAAGCTGGGCGCTGGTGCTGTGTCTACGGCTAAGGTTGCTGATGCAGCTGTAACTCAAGCAAAGCTGGCTGCAAACGTGGCGGGTAACGGCCCTGCGTTTAGTGCGTACAGAGCAAGTTCCATTCAGACAATTTCCCCTGCTACATGGACAAAAATCCAGTTCAATGCTGAGGAGTTTGATACTGCGTCCGCCTACGACCAAAACACCAATTATCGTTTTCAGCCGAACATTGCTGGCTACTACCAATTTAATTTTGAACTTGATGTTGGTGGTACATCAGCGAGCGCTGGGGTTGCTGAGTTGCGAAAAAATGGCTCGCCTGCAAAACGAGGCGGCGGTGTATTTGTTTCGTCAATCAACGAGCAATATATTTGCGGCTCTGTCCTTATTTATTTGAATGGTAGTACTGATTATGTAGAGATTTATGCATATGTTGGGGCTGGAGCAAACGTAAGCGTATATCCAAGTGGTGCTGGTGAGTACACCTACTTCCAAGGTTTCTTAGCGAAGGCTGCATGATGACACTTTACGAAAAAATCAAAGCACTTTATCCAGAACTCACAGACCGTGACTTCATGACCGTCATCGCACTGCAAAACGACAGCGATGGCAAAGGCGATTACATCGCCAAGTGGGAGCGCCCAACGCTTGCACGTCCAACACCAGAACAACTGCAAGGAGTTGAACAATGACCCGCTCACGCAAACTCGCAGAGATTGCAGCCGCCTACACGGCTGGCAACCCTCTGTCATTCCGCAACAAAATAATCAACGGCAACGCCATTGCTGCGCAGCGTGGCGTTGTGAACGTCACCTCCATCGTCCCTGCCTACGGCACTGACCGTATGCTGTCCGGCGTGGTGGCTGGCACTGGCATTAACGTCAACTTGTCCAAGGGTGGCTTTGGTGGTTCATCGAGCGGCTACGGCCACTACATTGCTGGCTCATTCACCAACGGCACACCGTACTGGTGTCAGCGCATTGAGGCGCAAAACTGTCAGGACTTGAATAACTCGTGGGTGACTGTGAGCGGCATCCTGTATCAAGACAGTGGCAGCACACTGAATTTCCAACCGCGCTTGAGCAAAGCCAACGCATCCGACAACTTTAGCGGCGGCGTGACAGTGCTCTCGACTGGTTCAAACGTTGCAGTGCCAACTGGTGTCGCAACGCCATTTGCTATGCGCGTCCAGCTCGGCTCCGCCGACGCGACAAACGGTTTGATGTTTGAGATTTACCTGGCTGGCACGGCCACCGTCACATCCAAAAACTTCATCCTCACTGACTTGCAGCTTGAAAAAGGCGTGATTCAAACGATGTTTGAGAATCGGTTTGTGGGGGCTGAGTTGGCTTTGTGTCAGCGGTATCTGCCAGCGTTTAACGGTGCTTTTCCATTTGCTGGTAGCGCGTTTAGTGCGTCCACTACGCTTGCATATTCATCCATAGCGTTTCCAGTTCAAACTAGAGTTCCTGCGACTGGAGTTTCTGTATCAAGCGCGGGTCATTTTAGGTACAACAATGGGTCGAACAACTATATTGCATCTGCCGTTTCTTTTATCGCAGCAGGTGATAAGGCTGGTTGGGTAAGTTTGACGACTTCTGGCATAGCCTCTGGAAACCTACCGGGTCAAGTTGATTCAAACAACGCTTCAGGACAACTTCTTTTCACAGGATGCGAGCTATGACAACGCCAGTTTGGAAACTTCTACCTTTGCAACCCATGCAATCAACTCAGGTCGTTTGGCGCGAATGGCCTGATGGCCGTCAAGATTCATGCTTGGTGACAGCAGCTGAGTATTTAAAATGGCTTGCCGAAGGCAACACGCCACTGCCAGCCGACGAACCAGGAGCACCGGCATGATTGGCCAGTTAATCGCACTGCTATTCCTTGGCCGCGACCTGGCGCACCGCGAGCACTTCAAAGTGCAGGGCGTTGGCAGCTACGCCAAGCACAAGGGACTCAACGACTTCTACATCGAAATCATTGAGCTGGCCGACAAGCTGGCCGAAGCCTATCAGGGTCGCCATGGCAAGCCGATTGCCGAAATCCCCTTGCTTGAAAACAAGGGCGAAGGCGACATTGCCGACGTGTTGCGCAAGCAGCTCGACTGGATTGAGAAGAATCGCTACGACGCAGTGCCCAAGACGGACACGCCAATTCAAAACATCATCGACGAAATCTGTGGCCAGTACCTGTCCACGCTGTACATGCTCACCCTCAAGTAAGAAAGCTGGACATGAGTGACAAGAACCTCCCTTTGACTGACGAACAAATCGAGAACATCGCTGAGCGCGCTGCCGAAGTTGCGCTCAACAAGGTCTACACCGAAGTTGGCAAGAGCGTGCTCAAAAAGCTGTCATGGATTGCAGGTGCAGCCGCCATTGGCCTGTTCATGTGGCTCGGTGGCCATGGCTCGCTTCCAAAATAAGCAGCGTGTAGGTTTTCCCGACCACCAATGACCGAAACACAAGACATTCAGGACCAAGCCGACGCACCAGACGACGGTTCAGCCAAGCTGTCCGCGATTGAGAAACGAATCGCGGCTGCCCAGCGGGCAAAGCTCGCCCTGGAGTCGCGTGACGACTTCCTAAAATTCGTGAAATTCACGATGCCGGACATTGAAGACCCCGAAGACGTGGAGCTGTCCACGTTCAAGGACGCCAAGCACCACCGTGCGCTGGCCAAGGTACTGGAGAAGGTCGAAAAGGGCCACATCCCCCGTTTAATCGTCACCCTACCGCCCCGCCACGGCAAGACTGAGCTGATTTCTCGCCGGTTCATCCCATGGCTGTTGGGCCGTGCTCCCTATCGCAACATCATTTTTGCGACCTACAACGAGCCATTCAGCCAGGACATTGGCTCTGACTGCCGCAACATCATGCAGTCGCCAGGTTTTAAGCAGGTGTTCCCCAAGTTTCGCTTTCGCATGGGCGGCTTGAGCAAGGAAAAGCTGCAAGCGGCTGAGGGTGGCATGGCCGCGTTTGTCGGTCGCGGCGGCTCAATTACTGGTCGCGGTGCTGACATTCTCATCATCGACGACCCTATTAAAGACAGCGAAGAGGCTCAGTCGCCAACGCTGCGCGCCAAGCTGTGGGACTGGTTCACCCAGGTGGCCATGACCCGTTTAATGACCAAGTTTGCCTGCGTCGTCGTGGTCCACACACGCTGGCACGAAGACGACTTGATTGGCCGCATCACCGACCCGTCGAACCCTTGCTACTCCGACGAAGAGGCAGGCAAGTGGAAAATCATTAACTTGCCAGCCATCGCTGGCGAGGCTGACCCGCTGGGTCGCAAGGTCGGTGAAGCGCTGTGGCCAGAGCGGTTCGATTTGGAATTCTTGAATGCTGCCAAGCAGCTCGACAGTCGCGGCTTCTCTGCCCTGTACCAGCAAAAGCCAACGCCAGAAGACGGCGACCTGTTCCGCGCCGACTGGATAACGATGTACGACAAGTCGCAGCTGCCCAGCGACTTGCGCATCTACGCGGCCAGCGACCACGCCATTGGCACGGACAAGACCCGCAACGACGCCACCGTGATGATTGTGGGCGGTGTCGACCAGTACGGCGACCTGTACATCCTGGACGTGTGGTGGAAGAAGGAAGGCTCCGACAAACAAGTCGAAGCCATGCTGCGTTTGGCCAAGCAATGGAAGCCTTTGCTTTGGTACGCAGAGCGCGGCCACATCAGCAAGGCCATTGGCCCATTCCTGCGCAAGCGCATGCAGGAAGAGAAGGTCTATTTCACGATTGAAGAAGTCACGCCGGTCAACAACAAGGTCCAGCGCGCTCAGTCAATCATGGGTCGCATGAGCATGAAGAAGGTGCGTTTCCCCAAGCACGCGCCTTGGATGATGGAAGCACGCGACGAAATGTTGAAGTTTCCAAATGCACGCCACGACGACTTCGTGGACGCACTGGCTTGGCTTGGCCGCGCTGTGGACCGTATGGCCACACCGTCACGCACAAAGCCCGCAAGCAACGAACCGAAATACGGCACGCTGGGTTGGCTCAAGGCCGACGCAAAGTACCGAGAAGATAAATCAAAACTGGCAGCAGCACTAAGGGGTTGGTAATGGAAGAGCAAAAACAGAGCACAAAGATGGAAGTCATCGTCGCCACTATGGGTGAAGGAGGCGACGAAGAGGACAAAGAAGTCAGTGAAGCACGTCGCAACCTAGTGAGCGAAATGCTTGCCCGCGTGCAAAACGCAAAGGGCGACCACAAGGACGCATTCAAGCGCATGAAACGTGACATGGACCTGGTGTTCCATGGTTATGACCCCAAGGCTTGGGGCGAAGACAAGTATTCAGTGAACTTGGCCCAGCGCCACGTGCAGCAACGCACTGCCGCCCTGTACGCCAAGAACCCACGCTGCGTGGCTAAGCGTCGCCAGCGCATGGCCTACACGTTGTGGGACGGCTCGCAGGAAATGCTGCAAGACGCCTTGGCTACGCGTCAAATGGCTGAGACACACCAGGCTCCAATCCCCCAGGCGGTCAGCATGGTGTTGGAAGAGTACGACCGCGTTCAGACCGAGAACATCAAGCTGGACAAAATCAGCCAGACGCTGGAAATCTTGTTCCACTACTTCATGCAGGAGTCGCAGCCGACGTTCAAGTCGCAGATGAAGGCGCTGGTGCGTCGCATGCTGACCACTGGCGTTGGCTTTGTGAAGCTGGGTTTCCAGCGCGAAATGCAGCGCAAACCAGAAATCAGCGCTCGCATGAACGACATTCAAGTGCGCCTGGACCATTTGAAGCGCTTGGCTCATGAAGTGGCCGAGGGTGAACTCAGCGAGAACGATGCTGAGTTTGAAGAGCTGACGCTCTCGCTCAAAGCGCTGGCCGAAGAGCCAAACGTCATCGTGCGTGAAGGCTTGATGTTCGACTTTCCTGATTCGACGGCCATCATCGTCGACCCACGTTGCAAGCAGCTGCGCGGCTTCATTGGTGCACGCTGGATTGCCCACCAAATGTTCTTCTCACCCGAAGAGGTTGAAGAAATCTACGGCAAGTGCGTGGAAGACAGCTACACCGGCTACGAAGTTAAAGGTCGTTCGCACGACTCGTCCAAGAATGCCAGTGGCCCAGCCGACGGCGAAGCCAAGAAGACCACCAACGAAGGCATGGTGTGTGTCTACGAAATCTATGACAAGCCAAGCGGCCTGGTTTACACCGTGGCCGAAGGCTTTGACGACTTCTTGGTCGAGCCAGCTGAGCCTGAGTTGAAGCTGGAAACCTTCTGGCCAATCTTTAGCCTGGTGTGCAACGAAGTTGAGCACGACAAGGAAATCTACCCACCGTCCGACGTGCACCTCATGCGCTCGATGGTCGAAGAGTACAACCGCGCGCGCGAAGGCTTGCGTGAACACCGCAAAGCCAACCGCCCTGGCTATCTATCACCCGCTGGTGCACTGGAAGACGACGAGAAAGAC